CTACAAAATTTAATTTATTAAGTATTACAGATAATTTAAGTACATCAGCTACTTTTTATTATGCTTTGTATAGTGCAGATAATATTAAATTAAATGACGGAAATTTAACAATGACTGATTTTGATTATCAAGCATATTCTACAAGTCCAGATAGCAATGCTTATGCTTATAGTTGGGGTGCTAATAAATTAAATATTACCTTAGCTTAACTTTTTTAACCTTTAAATAAATACTATGAAAGAAAAACAAGAAGCACTACAATTAATTAAAGTAGTAATTGATGAAAGCATTAAAGCTGGTCTATTTAAACAAATAGAAGCAGCTGTGCAGGTATCAAACGCTTTTAACTTAATTGCAACTGAATTAACAAAGGAAAATGACGCATAGTAACTACGATATGACCAGTATTAGAGGCACTTTATTAACCATTTTAAGTGGTGCAGTCAGTCTATTAGACATTGAACAAATGACTAAAATAGGGGTAATGAGCATTGGTATCATATCTGGTATAACTACAATCGTCTATAATATTCAAAAAATTAAAAAACTAAAAGACAATGAAAAACGCTAAAACGACAATTTTTGGGTTATTGGCTGCCATTGGTGGTTATTTTGCTCAATCTGGTACTGGTAAATTGCAAGGTGTAGGGCAAATAGTTGCAACAATCAGTACCTTTTTATTAGGTGCAAGTGCAAGTGATGCTAAAAAGGATAATTAATGACCAAAAATAAAAAAGTAGCATTAGTTGCTACTATAATTATTTTATATATGCTTAGAAAAAAAATAGCCAGTGCTTTAAATAGTACTGCTTTTGGTACAATTAGCGACAAACTATTTAATGTTATTAGTAGTTTTGAGGGGTTTTACGCTGTGCCATATTGGGATCGCACTGGTTATTCAGTAGGGTATGGATCACAATTTAATTGGGATCAAAACCGACCAGTGCTTAAAACTGATATAGTTGATAAAGCAACTGCCAAAAAATGGTTATTATTAGAAGCTCAACAAGACTTTAATTGGGTTAAATCAAAGGTAAAAGTACCTTTAAATGATAATCAAATATTAGCATTAAGCAGCTTTGCTTATAATGTAGGTAAAGGAGCTTTTGCTAATAGTACTTTATTAGAATTACTTAATAGTGGTGCAAATATCAATATTGTTGCAGATCAATTTGATCGTTGGGTTACCTCTGGTGGTGTAGTCAATAAAGGATTAGTAAACAGAAGAAAGGCAGAAAAACAATTGTTTCTTTCATAGGTGTTTATATGGTTTTGCAAGTAAAAGGCGAGGGCAGTTTCTACTGCCCTTTTTTATTTGTTTTGGTTATCAATTACATATTTCAATCCTAATAGTGATGGATTGGCTTTTACATTATCTGACCATATCATCATACAATGAGCAGTATATTCACCAAGTAATCCCATAGTTTCTTCTTTAGTAATAATTCCACCCTCAAAATCGTTTATAACTCCTTCCACATAATATTGAGCTTCATCTAATGTTTTTACATCTTGTATGTTCATAGGTTATTTGTTTTGGTTTTTTATGTATATACGTTCTACGAAAAGTTTAGTAGTCTTATCATAAAGGTTATAATATGATCCTGCAATACTTTCTGCAAATATCCTAAATGAATTTAAGTTGGCTATATTTCGGTATTTACGTGGCTGCTGCTGTGGATCTTCCATAAATACAATAGCTGTAAATAGTTTTTTAGGCATTTTTTAAGGGTTTATCTATTATTTTAAAGTATCTGCCATTGTCATCACTAAAAGCCTTTATTTTGCGTCCTAAACACAAATGGCTAACTGCTTTTAGTACTTTCATTTTATCCAGTTGGGTTATATCGTAAATGTCCTGCAAACTGACCATTTTACGCTGTTGAATAATTAAATAAATTCTTGTTTTGTTTGTCATTTTTTATATATTTGTACTGAAAAAAGTTAAATCCTTGTGGGTTTATTGTCAGTAAGCAGTCTATCCTTTAAAAAAGATAGGCTGCTTTTTTTTACTGACATACTAACCATTAGTATTTATTTTGCTTTGATCTATTAAATGATCTACCAATGTTATTAACGCTATGCAGCTTCCCAATATTATTGCAACTGGAAACAATATAAATATTAAATACAAAAGTTTAAATATCTTCATTTGTATAATTTTTGATATAATATCTTTCACCTACCATTTTATCAATTTGAAAAAAATCTTTAACATTTAATAATCTTAATGCTTTATTAACAATGTTTACAGCATCTTTTTCAGTTTCTACAACAGCTTCTATTATTTGTTCTCTTTCAGTTTCTAATAAATTTGTAGCTGTGAATAAACATTGTTCTATTGCTTTTTTATAATTTTCATCTTTATTAATTGAATGATTTGTTTGTAAATACTCAATTAATTCTAACATAGCTGTTTTTTTCATTTTATTTATTTAAAGGTTAAAAAAGTTATCGTGTAAAATATTTGTTATCTACTCCTTTCATTATCCAGCCTTTATTGATCCATATTTTAATAAGGTTTTTAGCATACGCTTTACTGGTGGCAGTTCGTTCAATAATCTCATCACTAATATCATTATAATTTGTTGGTACTACCACTATTTTATTGCATAGTGCTTTACTTTCTAAATCGCTTAGATCACTGGCTTTTTTGCCTACTTCCTTTTTTACTTCCGTTTCTACTTGCTGAAATACTCCATTAAAATTCATTAATGTTATAGGCTCAAAATCTGCATCGCTACGCATAAATCTACTGCTTAATACATAACAATTCCTTTCTTTATCTTTTACTATATCTAAAGTAGATTGAGCAAACCGATCACTGGCACTACCAATATGTCCAGTAGTACTCAAATTGCTTTTAGATTGGTGCAGGACAGTTATTAATAGTACATTATATACTTTGGTAATCTTTTTAAGCCATTTAGTAACAAGACTTGCTTCTCTTTCGTCATTCATATTAACAATAAGATCCAGTAAACCATCTATTATAATTACGCTGCAATCTGGGTTATTTGTTAAATACTCCTCAATCATTTTTCTAATAGTACTGCTGCTATCTTCCCTAACTTGATAAGCATTAAAATTGTCTGGCATTGCAATAAGATCTGCAAAGCCTTTTATTTTATTAATCTGCCTATAAAAATCATAATCACTGCTTTCTGTGTCAAAATAGCATACTTTTTTACGATCCTTTGGCAAATGTATTTTCATACTGAAAATATCATAAGTTACAAAGGCACTAGCTACTATTGCAGATATAAAGGTTGACTTTCCAGCTTTAGGTAGTCCAGATAATGTAATAAAGTTAGAAAGTGATCCAGTATTTTTTGATCCTATTGTAAATACTATATCCTCTTTATTGGGTATGTAATCTGGGTTATATTGTCGCTTTGCAAGTAGTTCGGTAATTGTTAGTTTATTGTCAGTATTTTCCATTTACCAATTTTGAAGCAATCCAGCTATATATAAAGCAATTAAAATAATTGTTAAACATTGTCCGTTACGGCTCAATAATAGCCATTTTATCAGTTTTTCCATTTTGTAATTTTTGTTGGGTTTTGTCAATAAAAGTTAAAAAGTTAATAGCATCATCAGTGCAAATCCTAAAAAGTGTTTCTGGCTGAATAGCTTGTTTAGGATCATAATAAGCCTTGAATATCTCAATAGCAAAATATTCAGTTTTAGTCAATCCAATATTAGGAAATCCTACTTGTCCGAATTTATCCTGCACTGGCATTGCTGGAAAAGCATTATCAAAATTTTTGTTCATATTCATTAAATTTTTCTTTATAATAAATTTCGCCTAAATCAGTTTTGGCATTAGCATTTATCGTTTTAAATCCAGCTGCTACAAATACATTTATAGTATCGTTTACGCTTTCAATTATTACGCTTTTTTCGTTTTCTGCTAGTTCTAATATCTTTAGCTCCAATTCATCTTTAGTTGGTGCAGATTGATCTTTAAACCAGTCAAGCAGCTGGTGCATTGGTGTTAGTTGCATAGGTTTTATTTTGTTAAATAATCAATATGTGCTTTTGCACTGGTCAATGTTTTGTGAAAGCTATTATCAAGCTCAACTACATATTCATTGCCTACTTCAAATATCCAATAACCTAAATAGTATATTTTTCTCATTATATATTTTTTAAGTGTTGATTAAGTGTAGCAATATCGCTGTTATAATTTGCAATAGCATCTTCTAATAGCATTTTAAATTCCTGTGCCATATTAAAAGGAAAATGCTCCTGCCTAACAAAATGAAAGCCGCTGCCCTCGATATGATCGGTAGCAGAAAACATCATTGCACAATCTTTGTAATTTGTTAGTGAGGATAATAAGCGAAGATAATTACGCTTATCAGTTAGCAGTTTAATTTCCTGCTGTACAGCTTTTGAGCTGGAGTAGTTTTTTTGCATCGGGTTTATTTTATGTCAGTAAAATATTTACCAGTGCAATTTATAAAACTTTTTCATATTGCCAAATAAATATGTCAATATATTTATTTAAAGGTCAAAAAAGTTAGATATTAACAGAGGTTTTTAGGGGTATATGAAATGTATTTTTGCTCGGCTAACGAGCCAAAAATACATTTTTACATTCGTAACATTGCATATTTACCCCTACATTTTATCCACATTTTAAAAATAGTTGAAAATTGTGCATTTTGTACGTATTTTTTCGTAATTTTATGCTAATCTAATTTTTATGGGTAAAAAGTGGTGGTTAATACCAGCTTTATTTATTGGGTACGTGCTTTATGAAAAATTTGTTTTGAGTAAAACATTTAGTGTTTTTTTCAAAAATTTAGATTTTTCAAATATGAGTTTATTAAATCCAGTAATAAACTTAGTTATTCAAGTTAATAACCCTACTCCAGTTACAGCAGAAATACAAGCTATAAAAGGAAATTTAATTGTGGACGGTGCAATAGTGGGTACTGTTTTGGGTATTACTCCAACTGTATTAAATACTGGATCTAGTGATTTGAAAATTCCAGTAACATTAAATTATAGTGGTGTTGGAAATTTAATACAAAACTATAAAAATTCAAATTTTACTTATAAGTTCACTGGTACAATAATGATTGATTATATTACTTTACCTTTAAATTTTGGCTATCCTACCAATGGTTAATAGACAAGTATTAATAGGCAAAGTAGCTCCATTTATGGGCAAACGTGAAATAATAGTAGGTAATCAAGATACTACTGATATTATTGACGCTTTAATTAAAAATCATTATAAGTATTCGGAAGATTATAATAAGATCTTTAGATATTTTGACGGTGGCAGTGTTGAGGAAACAGCATTTAATGTATGGCAATTTTTAAAAGATGATTTTAAATATACAATTGAGCCAGAAAAAATGCAGATCCTTAGAAGTCCAGCTGCAATACTATCTAGTAATATAGTAGGTATTGATTGCAAAGGATACGCAACATTTGCTAATGGTATTATGGACGCATATCGAAGAAATACTGGCAAAAAGTTTGATGTTTATTATAGGTTTGCTTCATACGATCCATTTGATAATACTCCGCAGCACGTTTTTGCAGTGGTAGAAGAAAATGGTGTAGAATATTGGATAGATCCAGTGTTGGATCAATTTGATGAGAAAAAGCAACCTTATTTTTATAAAGATAAAAAAATAAAAAATATGGCTTTAGTAGCAATGAGTGGAGTGCCACAAATAGCAGGAGAAGATCCTAATGCAAGTACTTCAAGTACTGGTAATTGGTTTGAACAAATTTTAAGTGCAGCACCAGGTATTTTAAAAGCTTTGCCGCAAAATCAGCCAACATACGGAGGATATAATCAAGGTTATTATGATCCGTATGCTAATTATAATCAGCCAGTACAAAAATCAACTGGAATTAACACTAATACTTTATTATTAATTGGAGCTGCTGGAGTAGCTGCTTATTTAATATTTAAAAAGAAATAATGCAAAAAGCAGACTATATAGGATATAGAAATAGTATTGGCTTTGGAGAAGCAACAATAGCTACTGGTGGTACATTAGCTCCAGTTACTTTAGCTTTAGATGCAGCAGTAGCTTTAGCACCTTTTATTTTGCCGTGGGCAAGTGGTATTTTTCAGCATCCAGCAGCAGACGCAAGGGGTGTTATAAGTGCAGTTAAGCCATTATTACCTAATACAACTGCTTCAAAACGTATGTATTTAGTATTGGCAGCTTGTAGTAAAATAGCACATAGGGCAAAAGATGTAGAAGCTAAGGAGCTTATTTTATGGTATAGACAAAATTACCCAAACGATTATAAGGAATTGAAAGTAGAAGATAAAAATTATTTTAATAATTATTGCTTAACTGCTGCTAGAGAAAATACTGATGTAAATCAAGCTAGTAATGATTATAGACTGGCTTTATTTACTCCTGCTCAAGTAAATTATAATGCTACTCCAGTGCAGACAGTATCTAATTTATTTACAAGTACAACTACTGGTAAAATTAATTGGGTATTATATGGTGCAATAGCTTTAGGTGTATTATTAATATTAAAGAAAAAATGATCCCTAATAAAGTAAAAAATAACGTTTTAATGGCTATTGCTGCTAATCATTTGAAAGGAAACAAATGTGCTACTTTAGTTGGTAAACGCAGGGCAGATCAAATATTAAAAGATGAATTGACAATAAATACTTTAAAACGAACTTATAGCTACTTAAAAAGAGCAAAAACATACGATAATAATGACTGGAGCAAATGCGGTACTATTTCGTATAATCTTTGGGGTGGTGATGAAATGTTAAAATATTGTAAATTAAAATTAAATAAAAAATGACCGCTTTACAATCAATTATAAAAGAAGCAAAAGCAATACGCAAAAAAAGTCCTAAAATGGAATGGAAAAAGGCAGTAGCTCAAGCATCTGCTATTTATGCAAGTAAACATAAAGGAAAAAGTCCAGTAGGCAAAAAACACGCTGTAAAAAAGAAATCAGCAAAAAAAGTGGCTAAGAAAAAAATAGTACGTAAAAAAGTAGGAGCAGTAAAAAAATCTGCAACTACTATGCATAAAGATACTAAAAGCCATAACGTAAACATTCGTGTAATGTCTGGTATGAATTCTAAAATTATAAAAAGATTACAAGATATTACAAATGAAATAGAACAAAGAGAAGATGTAATTGCAAGTGTAATGCATAGAAAAAAAGAATTAATATTAAAAAATGGTAAAGCTTGGTATAATAAATTTTTAAAAGATGCTAAAG